CTACTAAAGAAGAATTAGCTAAAATACAAGAAACTGTTCAAGTCTCTATGACAGAATACCAATCTGAATTAGAAGTTGAGAATAAAGAAAAGAAGATGGCGATAGCTCAAAGTTTAGAAGCTGGAGAAATTATAGCAGATAGAGCTAGTCTAGAAATAGAAAAAATTGATAAAGAAACTCAAAATAAATTAGCTAGTTATAGACAAATGTTAATGTCTAAAGCTCAAGAAGAGCAAACTAAAGTAGATACTCAAATAGTAACTGAACAAGAGTATAAAATCCTAATTGAAAATGAGGAATTTGCAAAAGCAATTGTAGATGAAGTAAAATTTTATAAAACAAATATTAAAGTCACCTGCACTGTTGGTGATGATTGTTTCCTATATGAATATACGTTACCTTATGAACATTATCCAATCATTCCAGTGCCTTATACATATACTGGTAATCCATACCCCATGTCCGCAGTTGTCCCATTAATTGGAAAACAACAGGAAATAAATAAAGCTCATCAGATAATGATTCACAATGCCAACTTGGCTTCAAATCTAAGATGGTTGTATGAGGAGGGTTCTATTCCAGAAGATGAATGGGAACAATACTCATCATCTGCAGGTGCTTTATTAAAGTTTAGACAAGGATTTACACCACCTACACCAGTCCAACCAGCTGCAATTAATAATGCATTTTATACTATTACTCAAGAAGGAAAATCAGATGTTGAATATATTAGTGGTGTTCATTCTTCTATGATGGGCGTATCACAAGCACAACCTGAAACTTATAGAGGATTACTAGCTAATGATGAGTATGGAACTAGAAGAATTAAAGCTTGGATGGGAAGTATTGTGGAGCCATCACTTGAACATTTAGGAAGATGTTTTAAAGAAATTGCTCAAGCAACATATACAGTTCATAAAGTATTTAGAGTTGTTCAACCTGAAGCTGGCAAGGGTGATGACGAAAGAAAATCAGAAATGAATATTCCAATTTATAATGATTATGGAGATGCTATTGGTAAATGGTTAGATTATGGAGCTTCTAGATTTGATATTAAGCTAGTAGCTGGTGCAACTATGCCAGTAAATAGATGGGCATTATTAGAAGAATATTTCAGATGGTTCCAGGCAGGCTTAATTGATGATATTGCTATGCTTGGAGAAACAGACGTAAGAAATAAGGATAAAATATTAAAAAGAAAATCCGTATATTCACAGTTACAACAACAGTTAGAACAGATGGGCGAAGCGTTAAAAGATAAAGAGGGAACTATTGAGACTCTGTCTCGTCAATTAGTACAAGCAGGTATTAAAGGAAAGATACAAGAGCAAGATGTAGAAGTAAGGAAAGATACTCTTGAAACGAAAGCTCAACAAAAATTATACAGAAATGTAATGAAAAAAGATTTTGACCAACATCAAAAACAAGTAAAAGAAAACAGTAGACCTAAAGAGTAGGTAATTGTTAAATTTTTACATATTAAAGGAGAATAAAAATGGCTAAAGAAGACAAAGGTAACGCTACAGCAGAAGCTGCAGCCCCCAAAGTTGATTTAAGTCAACATGAAGACGCACCTGGCTCATCAATAGATGAAGCAGACGCTTTTTTCTCGGCATTAGATGAAAGCGTTAATGGAGCAGTCTTAGACAACGGAGCAGAAGCAGAAAACCTCAGTGAGAGTGTTAACACACAAGAAGCGCAGAGTCCTGAAGAAGCACCGATAGACCATAAAGCGGAAGCAGAAAATCTATCGAAGAGGTATGCAGATTCTAGTCGAGAAGCTAAACGATTGAATAGTCGATTAGGAGAACTAGAACCATACGTACCTATACTTGATGCCATGAGACAAGACCCCAATTTAGTTTCTCATGTGAAAGGCTATTTTGAGGGTGGTGGTTCAGCTCCTACGAGCATGAAAGAACGACTAGGACTAGATGATGATTTTGTATTTGACCCAGATGAAGCATTTAGCAATCCAACGTCTGAATCTTCCAAGCTTATGGGTGCGACAATTGATGGTATTGTGCAGAGACGCTTAACTCAAGCGAATCAAGATATGCAACAAGAAAATCAAAGGTTGTCATCCGAAGCAAGATTTAGAGATAAGCATAATATGTCAGAAGATGAATGGAATGATTTTCAAGCCTTTGCAAAAGGTAGAAGTCTTCAATTGGATGATATATATTATCTTATGAATCGTGAAAGACGAGACAAAAAGATTGCAGAGGATACAGGTAGACAAGTTACTGAACAAATCAAAAATGTTCAAAACAGACCTGCATCTCTTGCCTCAGCAGGAAATACTCAAGTACAGGAGAAATCTCAAGAAGACTCAGTGTTCGATGCTCTTTTAGGAGTTGACGAGAACTTCAACTCGTTGACTGGCTAGTTTTTATTAGCTATCAGTCAACATAATGCTTAACAAAAAGGAGCATAAATATGGCTGATACATCGTATCCCCAAGCAAATCCTTTGAAGCTGGCAACATCTTCAGGGTTAAGTGAAGGCTACTCGGCAAAACAAGGTGCGGCAAACCTCAGTACAGGTGATTTACGCAGAAAATATGACTTCAGTGAACGCTTTGGCGAACTCTCTGTTGCTCAAACTCCGTTTTTTCGTCTCGTATCAAAATTAGGTAAAAAGCCGACTGACGACCCCGAGTTTAAATTCACAGAAAAAAGACAATCATGGATGAAGCGTTATGCTTATGTAGTAGGATATAGAAGAAGCTCAGATGACATTTTTGACGATGGTCAATTAAGGACAACTGCAGCAAGTAATTCTAATGTACCTGCTCTAGGCGATACACTTAAACTATGGATGGCAACAGACTATGAATCTGCTGGTAATATTCAGAACGTTTCTGGACAATCTAATGGCGCAATCGCTATTGGTGCTGAAGGAACTTGTCCTGAATTCTTTATGCCAAAACAGATTATTCAAATCAATCTTTCCGAAGCCGCTGGCGGTGGTTCGACTGATATAAATGATTATGTTTTAGCTAAAGTTGTTTCAGTAGGTGACCAAAAAGACATTAGTCAAACGGCTAATACAACAGGTTCACAAGTTTTAGCTGGATGTGTAGAAGCAAGACTAGTCGAATGTAAAATTATTCGAGCTGCTACTGGCGACTTGTGTTCGTTCTCAAGTTCCGCACCAGTGTTAAGTGCCTATGACAAAACAATCTCTAGCCAATTAGAAGCTATGAGAAGTTATGTTGTTGGTAATTCACACGCTGAAGGTTCTGGACTTGTAAATAAGTCTTGGAAAGATAACCCATATAGTACTGGTTTTGGACAAACTCAAATCTTTAGGTCTGAGTTTAGCATGACCAATACTGCTAGAGCAACTGCTCTTAAATACGAACCAAATGAATGGGCTCGTGTTTGGAGAGATAAGTTGATTGAGCATAAATGGGATATTGAACAAGCTGCACTTTTCGGTTCACAATACACCGATGGTGATGGAGTGCAACATACTCAAGGTGCTGTTGATTATATTAGTCAATATGGTAATATGTTTTCATGGAACTCAAGTAAAACTGTTGATGGTTTTCTTGATGACATGAGTAAATATATTGACCCTCGATATAATAATAGCATGGCAAAAGTATATTTTTGCGATACGGAAGTATATAACTGGTTACATAAACTAGGTGGATATTTCAAACAGAATGTCGGTATTGGACAGTCAAACCCTGGCGCATCCAATGCAGGTAATCAAGCTATGTTTGGAGCAGACCTAGCTATAACTGGTCGCAAGAAAGTACTTGGTTTAGACATGACTTCAATTAGCACAGTTTATGGCGACATGAACGTTGCACGTTGTATTGCTCTAGACCGTTCTAAAGTCAAGATTCTTGGCGTAGACCTTAGTCATGTTAAATATCGACCACTTGTCGGTAATGGTGTTAATAGAGACACATCAATTTATGTTGGTGTTCAATCTCTAGAAAACAGCGGTGACGATAAGAGAACTGATATGATTCTGACAGAAGCTGGTATGGAGTTTCAGATGCCTGAATCTCATGCACTTTGGCAGTAACATAACTAACTAGTGGTGCGGGAATGTTAGTCTTAGCCTCCTTTCTTTCTGGCATTCCCAATCCACATAATTTGGAGAAATAAATGGCAAATGTATTAAATATATCATCTAGTTTAGAGCCAGTTGTTGACACAACAGGTTCAGCCATAGGTGGTCAGACATATTCTGAATCTCAGATAGATAAAAATACTGGCGC